TAACCTATTTCCTCAAATTTGTCAAATTTTAAGGAGGAAAGATTATAATGAATGAGTTACAGATTTTTAACAATGAAGAATTTGGACAGGTAAGAACGGTCGAGATTGATGGAAAAATTTATTTTGTTGGAATTGATATTGCAAAAGCACTAGGATATTCTAATCCTAGTAAAGCAGTAATCCAGCATTGCAAAGGGGTTACCAAATTGGGAATACCTTCAAAGGGTGGCAAACAAGAAACAAATTGTATTCCAGAAGGTGATTTGTATCGTTTGGTAACTCATAGCGAGTTGCCATCAGCAGAGCGCTTTGAGAGTTGGGTGTTTGATGAAGTCCTTCCTACTCTCCGTAAAACTGGTTCTTATGAGATGCCAAAGCAGAAACCGGACAAGCCAAAGAAGGAAAAACTCCCTTCCGTCAATATGATGGTAAAGAATATCCGTGAAGCCCTCCACGATGCCGGAGTGGATTCCAAATACATAGCCGCTGAGGTGGTGCGGATCTATTCCGATTCCGGTTATCCGGTCAATGTCCCACTGATTTCTGATGTTCCGAAACTCTGGGACTGTACCAGCATCGCAAAAGAGCTGGGAATCCTCTCCGAATCCGGAAGACCCCACGACAAGGCAGTGAGCGGGATCATCCAGGATCTGGATATCTTCGAGGATGAGATCGTGCGGACCGCATTCAGCCGGAACGGCCATGACGGAGTGACTGTCCAGTATAAGGGAAGTGTCCTGGAGAAGGTTAGGGAATGGCTGGAGGAAAACCACTATCCGTCACTGATCGAGTTGCAGCTTGCCAATGGCAATGTGAACAAGTGCAAGGTTCTTTACCGGGAGGTGGCGTAATGACGTATCGTGAATTCTGTACCCAGATCGTCCCGATGGTAAATGAACTCCAGGAAGAATGCCGGAAAATGGAGCCGGAAGAGTTCCGGAAATTCCGTCAGGAGCTTATGGAAGCATCTGCTGTCAGACCAGAAATCTGCCGAGACTTTATGGAAGCAGTGCTGGATCTGATCCAGAAGAACATATATGGAGAAGTTCCCGCCAGTGGTATGAGAATAGCATAACAACAACAGGTAATCAGAACGTCCTTCTACGGAGGGGCGTTCTTTTTATACAAATTTTTCAAAGAAAGTGAGGGATATCATATGGCAGGTGGAACATGGACCAGCCAGAACAAAGTACAGCCTGGTGTTTATATTAACACCAGATCCCGGGGAAATCTGGGCGTGAGCATCGGGGAGAAGGGAGTGGTGGCGATTGCAGAGCCGCTGTCCTGGGGGCCGTCCGGTGTGATCCAGGAGATTATTCCGGGAGAGGATTTAAAACCATTCACAGGGTATGATGTGACCAGCCCCAGAACCCTGTTTCTGCGTGAGATGATGAAAGGGAGCGATTCAACACCCGGCCCCATAAAGGTCCTTCTTTACCGTCCCGCTGGCAGCGGAGGAGCAAAGGCGGCGGCTACAGTGGAGGGGCTTACAGCAACCGCACGGTATGAAGGGATCCGGGGAAATGATATCACGGTGATCGTCCAGGCGGATCCGGATAAGGGCGATGTGTTTGACGTTATCACAGTGATCGATGGATCCGTGGTAGACGAGCAGGCAGTAAAGACCATTGAGGAGCTGAAGGAAAATGCGTGGGTGAAATTCACCGGCACCGGAGCGCCTGCAGAGACGGCCGGACAGGCCCTGGAGGGAGGAAAAGACCCGGAGGTATCCGCATCGGACTATGCACAGTTCCTAACGGTCCTGGAGCCGTATACATTCGACATCCTGGTCTATGACGGGACGGACAGTGCCACCATGCAGGCCATGGCCTCCTTCGTGAAGCGTGTTTCGGAAAATGTGGGTTTAAAGTGCCAGGCCGTGATGGCTGGGGCAGAGACCAGTAACAGCGAGTGGGTGATTTCCGTAAACAACGGTGTAAAACTGTCTGACGGGACAGAGTTGTCTCCGCAGCAGGCTACCTGGTGGCTGGGAGGCGCGGAGGCGGGAGCCCGGTATAATGAGTCCCTTACATACGCCCGGTATCCGGATGCCATTGAAGCATTTCCGAAGAAAAAGGATACGGAGATCAGTGAGGCTATCCAGAAGGGGGAAGTCGTTTTTATTGACAATTTTGGGACCGTGAAGGTGTGTACGGATATCAACACACTGACCAGCTTTTCAGTGGATAAAGGCCAGGAATATTCCAAAAACCGTGTCATGCGTGTGTTAAACCAGTTCTGTAACGACGTATACAGGC